TATGATATGATGTATTTTGAGATTGTGGATGTGTTTGAGGATGCTAGATTCCTATTCGGTCAAGACAAGAATTTTGCCGACGGCATTGCATTTTCGGTCCAAGCCCAGTGCCTACAGGCACGCAAAGGACTCTTTAATCCCGGCAAGGGAATCTAGGAAAAATAACGATGCCTAAAAGAACAAAGTTAAACCAAGATTTAAAGGCGACATATGGTTTTCGACCCTCTACCCTAGAGGACATCGATACCGCCCTTTTTAACTACGTAAACGACGATCTAAATATCTTTTGCGACACAAACGAGGGCTTCAAGAAAGTCCCTGTTCTCTTCGCTTCTCCCGAGAGAGCTTTCTCAATTAAAGATGATCCAAATCTAAGACCTAATGGGAGAACATTAGACTACCCTCTTATTTCCCTTGTTCGAGGATCTCTGGTCAACAATCCTCAGAACAAAGGAAAGTATGGTGTGTATATCCCACCCTATTATGGTTTTTATAAGAAAGGTGGCGCAATTCCGTTTGCTCGGCGTGTGAACCAAGAGAAAACAAGAGAACGTGCGAATCTCACGGCAAAAAAAAGATTTAATCAAAACACTTTCCCTTTTGATAATGAAAAGGTGGTGTATGATACTTTGTATGTTCCAATGCCAACTTATGTAGAGATTGCCTATGAGATAAAGCTAATCTCTGAATACCAACAGCAAATGAACCAGATCATGGAATCCTTCATGGCGACTTTCTCTACTCCTGTTGCTTTCAATATCCAACACGAAGGCAATGTATATGAAGCATTTGGAGATGAAACCTTCACTAATGAGGGAAATAACTCTGGCTTAGGCACCGAGGAGAGACTATTTAAAAGCACTACCACGATTACAGTGCTTGGGTATATAATAGGGTCCAACAAAAACGATGACGTTCCTACTGTAACTGTCCGAGAATCCGCCGCTGAAGTAACAATTGGGCGTGAAAGAGTTGTGCTCGGCGACGAGCCCGAGTTCCATGCGGGCAGAAAAGATAAATACAGAAGATAATGAACAAGGAGTTTGGAATACTGCCCTACTATTTATTATTGGTATTTAGTATAAATTGTTAGATACCTTACTATCCGTATAAGACCGAGGAGAATACATTTCGATGGCTGACAACTCTTCCAAAAAGTTTAAGTTCATTTCGCCTGGAGTATTCATCGATGAGATCGATCAATCACAACTTCCAGCCACACCTACCGAGGTAGGACCAGTAGTAATTGGTCGATCTCGTAAGGGTCCCGCAAACAAACCCGTTCAGGTAAGCTCCTTTTCGGACTTTGTTCAAACTTTCGGCAATCCTGTCGCTGGTAACGAAGGCGGCGATACTTGGCGTGAGGGCAACAATACTGCCCCAACTTACGCTGCATACGCTGCTAAAGCATGGCTTCGTAACAACTCACCACTAACATTCGTTCGTGCCTTGGGTAGTCAAGATACTAACGCCACGGATGCTGGTAAAGCAGGCTGGGAAGTCCCAGCCGCTGACGACGGCAACGACGGTGGTGTTTTTGCCCTTGTTGTATGGCCTTCTGCCTCTATCAACTCTTCTACAGTAGTTTCTGGTGCAGTTGCTGCACAATTTTATAGTACTGGGCGTGTCCTTCTAGAGGACGCCGTTGGAGCAAAGAATGGCTCTACTCTATATGAGGTCACTTCTCAGAACGACTTTAATCTAGTCTTCACCCCTCCTGGCGGCACGGACGAAAAGGTTACAGTCAGTCTTAATCCAAGTTCTGAAAACTTCATCAGAAAAGCACTAAATACTAACGCAACAATTACTAACTCCAGTATTACTACCGATTCTACTCGAAACTTTTACCAGAGTGGTTCTTACTGGCTCGGCGAGTCTTATGAGTATTCTATAGCTCCAACTGGTTCTAGTTTTGGTTTGTTGGCTGGTGGCGATGCTACTAAGTATCACGCTGCTGTCCTCCCAATGGCTGTAAATGGAACATCGAGCGTCCAGCAGAATAACTTCAGAGGCGCTGGAACCGCTGCTACTACAGGCTGGTTTATCTCTCAGGATCTGTCGGATAACACTGCTTCGTACTCCGCTCGCACTCAGCAGCAGCTATTCCGCCTTGAGGCGCTCACCGCTGGTGAGTGGGCTCAACGGGAAATAAAAATATCTATCTCTAACATTAAGGCTCCTACAGGGGACTATCAGAATTATGGTTCTTTCTCAGTCTTGGTACGTGATATCACCGACACAGATGCTAGACCAATTATCCTAGAACGTTACGACGAACTAAACCTTAATCCAGCATCTGAAAACTACATTGCTAAGAGAATCGGAGACCGCTATCAAGTTTATAGCCAAAGCGAACTACGCAATGTAGAGTACGGAGAATTCGACAATCAATCTAACTTCATTCGTGTTGTAATGAATGATGACGTTGCTGTTGGTTCTGGTGAGACTCGCTGGCTTCCATTCGGTGTCTTCGGTCCTCTTAAGTACCGTGATGTTGCTGTAGTCAGTGGGTCGAGTGGCTGGAGTACATCACTTGGTGCTCCTGCTGCTGGGACACGAGGCGCTGTACAGACCATGCTTGATCGCTCCGGCTCTGCGTTCTACGGACCTGCTGGTCACTTAGCTGCTAACGACAATATCCTTTCTCTTGCGGCTGTCGGAGGAACATCCTTCAGCGGCTCTATCCAATTCCCCAGCGTCCCGCTTCGTCGCTTAAGTACCTGGGGTAGCCCACGCAGCCTTCGTAACACTTATTGGGGTGCTTGGACAGGTCGGGAAAATAATGATACTTTCTTTAACCCTGAAATTGCAGACTGCCTAAGACCACGGTCTTTTGACCAGAACCCTGACCCTTCTACTACCTTGGCTGATGTTGCTGGGGAGACTACAACCTACACCGGATCACAAGCATACGAAATTGCTTGGGTATTCTCTCTAGACAATATTTCTGGCTCTGCTGCTGCGAACTATGCTTACAACTCTAGCTACCGAGCCGATGGCTCCAGTGTTACTGCTCTAAGTTCATATACCGCTTCGCTTGCTGCCGGTCTAGATCGCTTTACAACTACTTTACACGGTGGTTTCGACGGCTATGATATCACTGAGCGTGATCCCTTCCGTAACTCTGCATTTAGTGCCGCAACGGACGAGAAGGATTCCTATGAGTTATTCTCTCTTCGTCAAGCAATAAATATTGTTGCTGACCCAGACGATGTACAGATGAATGCAATGACTATTCCAGGGATTACAAACGCTACTGTGACTAACTACCTTCTCGATACTGCTGAAGATCGTGCTGATACACTAGCTATCATTGATATTCCTTTTGCATATACACCCGACACCGAAGCTGTTGGTAATGAAGGTAATACTCCTACCGCTGCTGCTAACAATCTAGCTGGTCGTAGTATCAATAACAGCTATGGTGCAACATACTACCCCTGGGTACGTATTCTTGATACCAACACTAACCAGACCCTGTGGTCGCCGCCTTCGGTAGCCGCCTTGGGTGTCTTATCCAACACTGATAGGTTGCAAGCACCATGGTTTGCGCCTGCTGGATTTACCCGAGGTGGGTTGAGTGAGGGCGCTGCTGGCGTACCAGTATTGGATGTATCACGCAGACTAACATCTGATGATCGTGATACTTTGTATGAAAACAATATTAACCCAATCGCTAAGTTCCCTGCTGAAGGCATCGTGATCTTCGGACAGAAAACACTACAACAAACTGCTAGTGCTCTCGACCGGATCAATGTTCGCCGCTTGATGATTTACTTGAAGCGTGAGATTTCATTCATTGCCTCAAGACTTCTATTTGCGCCTAACGCACAAGCAACTTGGGATCGATTCTTGGGTCAAGCAAACCCACTACTACGTGATGTAAAATCCGAGTTCGGTATTGATGATTTCCGTCTGATCCTAGACGAATCTACCACAACACCAGACCTCATTGATCGTAACATCATTTATGCTAAGTTGTATGTGAAGCCAACTCGTTCAGTAGAGTTCTTCGCCATCGACTTTGTTATCACTAACAGTGGAGCATCTTTTGAAGATTAATCCGCTTTATAAACTATTTATTACGAGGAGCTAAGTAAGCAATGGCAAGTCTATTTTGGGGTCAAGCAAACGCCGAACCAAAACGTCAATTTCGGTTTGAGTTAAGTTTCACTTCTAGAAATGGTGATCAACCAGGGGATATTCCCGTCTGGACCGTAAAGACAGCCACTAAACCAGTGGCTCAGATCTCTACAATCACTCACCAATATATTGACCACACATTCAACTTCCCAGGTCGTGTAACTTGGCAGCCAATTACGGTGACCCTAGTTGATCCGGTTAATCCTGACCTGTCCTTTGCCTTCCTTGACGTTCTTGGTGCTGCTGGATACAAGTATCCTGATACTGCTGCTATTTCTAAAGTCAGTTTAAGCAAAGAGGCTTTCAAGAATACTATTGGCTCTGTCGTAATTAAGCAACTAGATGCTGCCGGCAAAGAAATAGAACGCTGGGAGCTTGTTAATCCAATTATTACAAACATTGACTTTGGTGGTACGCTATCTTACGACTCAGACGAGATGTCTGAAGTGACCGCTGAAATTACTTATGATTGGGCTGAGCTTACTCGAAGCGGTGTCTCCGCTAACGTACCAGCTTCTACTCGCAGTTAAATAAAAGTTTTAACGTCTAAGTTAGAACAAGTTACAATATAAAAAAGAAAGGTTATAATATGAGTAGAAATGAGGGGCGATTAGGCCTAGACGATAACCCAACACAAGACGACACCCCTGCGGCAACTACTGCTGCTGTAGGTCTTGGTGTACCATCAGCAGGAGAATCTCCTAGTTTTAGTTGGTCTGTTCCTACAGAATTTGTACAGTTACCAAGCGAGGGACTGTTTTACCCACCAGGTCACCCGCTACATAACCAGGCCACTGTTGAAATACGATATATGACGGCAAAAGAAGAAGATATTCTAACTTCTCGGTCCCTCTTGAAAGCTGGTGTGGCTCTTGATAGGATGCTACAGAATATTTTAATTGACAAGAGTCTTAATATCAACTCTCTTCTTATTGGAGACAAAAACGCTCTCTTGGTAGCTGCTCGGCGCACCGGGTACGGTCCTGAATACACCACTTCAGTTTCTTGTCCACAGTGTGCAAGCTCTATAGAACATTCTTTCGACATTTCTTCTCCCCCTGTAAATGATTTTAAATCTAAAGCCAGAGAGTTGGGTGTTCAGTATAGTTCTACGGGAACCGTCTCTATCACTTTACCTATGACTGAAGTAGTAGTAGAGTGCCGCTTGTTAAATGGCGAAGACGAAGCCCGTATTGTGAAAGAAACAGAGAGGAAAGTAAAACGTAAAATTGAGTCTTCTACGACTACAGATGCCTTTCGTGCCTTTTTAGTCTCGATAAATGGAGACACTAATCCTTTTACCATAGAGTCTTTTATCCAAGCCATGCCTGCTAGGGATGCTAGACATTTGCGAACCATATATAACCAGGTATTACCCAATATAGACCTCCAACAATCTTTCGAATGTACTGAGTGTGGTCATGAGGCTGAAATGGAGGTCCCGCTCGGCGTGGACTTTTTTTGGCCTAAGTGAAGACTACATTGAGGCTGTCTATGAGCAATTGTTCCATCTGAAATATTACGGAGGATGGAGCTTTTTTGAGGCGTATAACTTGCCGGTAAATATTCGGGTGTGGATGCTTCAGAGGCTAGTAACTCAAAAACAAGAAGAAAATGCCGCTCTGAATAGTAATTCTTCAGGTATGTCATCCCCATCTACATTTAAATACAGTGAGTGATAATTATACCTAACAACTATTTATTAGGCACACATTCACGAGGTTTGCCTATATGAATATTGATTTTGAAAATGAAGTTCTTGATTTAACTGCTCTCCGTGAGGAGCAGCAACTCAATGAAAATATTCTAAATGTTTTTGCTGCCTGGATTCAGTATCTCTTGTCCAAGATGTACAAGGGTCGCCGAATTCCTGTTCGTGTCAAAGGGAACAGAATAGAAGTAGAAAGATTTACCGACACCCTAGTCAATGAAAAAAGATATATGGACTATATCAAGAAATATGGTCTTGATGATCCAATGACCTATAAGCAAAAGTCTAAGCTTGACGTTGCAATTAAGAGATTTGAGAGGGAGGCCAAAATCAATTGGCCCATTCGTAACTGAGGTTCCTTAGATGGCGAATGAAGAAAGTCTAAATAAACAGGCCGAACAGTTAAAAGAGTTAACCGCTCTTAAAAACGACTATATGAAAATTCTCAAAGAAGAGAATAGTCAGATCATGGAGTATCTGAAGGCCAAAAACAAGCTAGCCCTGGCGGAACGCACAGGAATTGGCAACATTGAAGAGTTAAAAGAAAGGGTTGATATTTACCGGGCGTCTTTGGAGAATACCGAAGAAGAAGTGGTAAAAATGACTGAGGAGATAGAGAGACAGTCGGAGTCTATTGAAGCTCAAAGAGAGCAGTTGGCTAAAACTGAAAAAAGAATAGCAACTTTCCGAGCCGGTCTTGATAAACTTACCAACTCTACCATATCCTCGATTACGAGTATGAAAGGGTTTTTCGATAACATTGTCAATGTTACATTTGCCCTAGAGTCCCAGAGTATTGGGCTTGCTCGAACAACGGGCTATACTAAAGACTTTGCAGACAACCTGACTGGATTAACTAAGAGAAATGCAGCATTAGGCATTTCTTTAACTGAATCCGCACAGATTATTTCTGGACTGAGTACAGGAATGGCTCGGTTTAATGCATTGGGAGACGCTCAACAAAGTGTTTTAGAAGATATTAGCGCCCGCTTTATGAGACTCGGCGTAGACTCTAAGGAGTTTGGGTCAGCCCTAGACACAATTAACTATGCCTTCGGTCTTACAGGTCAAGCAGCGGCTGAAGCCGGCAAAAACCTAGAAGGACTAGCCTCAGAAATAGGCAAACCCCTCGATTCAGTGGTTCAGGATCTCAATGATATAGGTCCAGCCCTTGGTCGCTTTGGTCAGCAGGGTATTCAGGTATTCCGCAAACTTGCTACCCAAGCCAGGGAACTGGGTCTGACAACTAAGCAGGCTTTCGACGTCAGCGAACTTTTTGATACTTTTGAAGGCGCTGCGAATATCGCCGGACGATTAAATGCCCAGTTGGGACTGCAACTTAACTCTGTAGAAATAATGAAGGCTAGCTCAGAAGAGCGTCTCGACATATTGCGATCTGAATTCCAGTTGCAGGGGAAAAACTTTGAATCCATGGGTCGCCGCCAAAAGCAGATGATAGCCAATATTTTAGGTCAGGACGAGGAAACCGCTGCCCGCTTATTGGGCGATAATATGGATATTTCTCGATTCCAAAAAGAAAAGGTAGAAGAAAAAACAATTACTGACATGGTAAAAATGCAGGAGCAGATGACCAACCTAATGCAGAAAATAGCCTTACCACTATCTGAACACCTTTTAAAAATCGCCGAGTTCGTTAAAAAGAATTATGACGTCATCTCGAAGTGGGTTCCTATAATTGCAGGTGCGGTTCTTGCTATAAAAGGTGTTAGAGGTATAAGCGGCCTCCTCTCCGTAGGAGGTAGAGGAGGAGGAGGAGGACTCGGTAGCCTCCTGCACGGCGTCGCCGGCGGAATCGGCAGCGCAATTCTTAGAATGTCTCCGCTTAAAAAGATCGCTGCGGTGGGTGCTCTGGGCTCAATGGGGTATTCATCGATGAGGGGAAAAGGCGAAGACGGTTTTGGTCGTAAGGCTGCTGGCTTAGTTGGGGGATTAATTGGGGCAGGCCTTCCCTTAATCGGCGGCATCGCTAGTGCTATCCCCTCCGGCGGCGCAGGTCTCGCAATCGGTCTCGGTCTAAGTGCTACTGGGGGTGTAGCCGGCAGTGAAATCGGTCATGGAATTTATGATACAATCTTCGGTGCGCCAAGCGGACCTTCAACTACTAACGCAGAGATGAATACTACAATGAGCCAAAACAGAGAGGCAGCCATGATCGCCAGTGCGAATGGTCAGGTCATAGTCAAAGAATTAGTTTTACGTTCTGAGATTATAATGGATAAGGATAAGTTTGGAAAAGCCGTCGCAAAAGTAATGAACGTCCGCCTTGACCCAGTTAGACCTAATTAAGGGAATAAATAAATAATGGTATTACCTACACAGAAAATGCAGTTAGTAATAGAACACGTACCTACAAACAAGAAGGTATCTTTTCCTGCATACATAGAAATGTTTAGTGACCAGTATTCCTCAAACTGGAATGCAGAAGATGTTTATGGACGTATGGACCCTATAGCTACATTTACTAACACTAGGCGCTCCCTATCTCTTGCCTGGAATGTCCCAGCAACTTCATTTAACGATGCTAAGGCAAATCTAGAAAAAGTTAATAAGCTAATGAGCTTTTTATATCCCCTTTATGACCAAGAACCGGGTAATGGAGATGCGCCCGGCGCAACTGCTATTAACCAATCCCCTCTAATAAGAATAAGTTTTGGCAATCTTGTTAGAAATGCTAAGACAGGGAGAGGCTTATTGGGGTATGCTAATGGTTTTACCTCTGACCCTGCTGTAGAATTTGGTATGTTTCATAATCAACCCAAGGCATTGAAGGGCACAAAAAACGTCCCTGTAGAATACTACCCAAAGACTTTCAGACTTAATACTGAGCTAAACGTACTACATGAGCATTCTTTAGGCTTCAAGAGGACTGCTGGCAGCAAAGGACAAACATTTTCTTTTACAGATAAGGCTCTTGATGAGACAAATTATCCTTATGCTACAAGTCTAGCACCCAGAGGCAAGGAGGCTCTTGCTATCCATAAAGCCGCAATTCAAGCAGCAAGACAATCAGCCTCAGTAAATGAACAAACTACTCGACCCCCTGATCCAGTCGGTAGGGCTCGGGACCCTTTTGGGGGGAATGACTAATGCCTTATTCAAGATATAGTAGGAGAGAGATTTTCCTCAACAACGACAGAAACTATAAAAACGTTTTCTTTAAAAATAGAGACATGGAGCAAGTCTTTCAGTACGACTCTCCTCAGATTGCTTTCCCAAATCCTAGTGAGATTCGAAATCTAACAAGTCTTCTTATGGTTTGGGGAGCCACAGATAAATTATACAATGTATCGGCAAAGTACTATGGATCCCCTGAATATTGGTGGGTCATCGCCTGGTACAATCAAAAAGCTTCCGAAGCTGAGTTTAAGGTTGGCGACGAATATTATGTTCCGCTCCCTCTAGACGAGGTTTTAGAGTACGTAGGTTAGGGGGCTAGGCTATGGCTGATGATATCGACCCACTTATGGCGGAAATTGAAGCTGCTCGGGCTGCGGCCGAGGCTGAAGCTGATGCAAAGTTAAAAGCAAAAAGGGAGAGGCTCGTCAAGGAGGCTCTTGACCGATCTCGCTCTCAGATAGCTCAGGCGCAAAGAATGAGAGAAAAGGAACGAAAGGAGGCTCTAGAAAAGGAGCCCCCAAGAGACCTCCAGCGGGAAGACATTATAGAAAAGAATAGAAGAAAACAAGAGGCTTTCATTGCACGCACCAAAGGCTCTGCCCCTGTTCAATACAATAAACGACAGATTGTAGAGGGTGTCTACCAGGACGAAAAAACAGGCTGGTTCTATAACGCAGACGGTCGCCGAGTGTCTCCCCAGGAAGCCAGCGTATTAATCGGGGCAGTTCAGGCTAATGAGGCTTTATCGGCACAGGCAGCCGAAACGCAGCAGGTGCAAGATAATAAGTTTTGGGAAAACGAGCTTCTCAAGGCAGAAGAAAGTCGGCGTCCAACTAATGACGCCACTAAAAAGTATATGGAGAATGCTCAAGCTCTTTTTATTAATGAAATAGAGAAGTTTAAGCAAGTCTTCGATAACTTGGACAGAGACACCTCTGTTAACATCCATAAGCTCCAGGGTCAAATCCCCCCCGGCGTATTTAGCAATTACATGTCTCGCAAGAGCGTAGTCAATGCTGATGGCGACCCAATTATGGGAGGGTTTATCCACGCCACTCCTGCCCAACTAGCTCATTTGCAGCCCCTCTTGAGGTTCTTCATGGTTGACCAAGAAGGTAATGAAGATGAGATATACTTTAGTGACTATACAACAGGCAAATATGCTAAAGATATAGCAGACTTACGTGCTGGTGGGACAATCAATGATTTTCTTAAACCTCGAAATCAAAGAGGGTCCGATGCAGGCATTAAATCATTTACTTGGAATTACAACAATAAGCATGAGGGTGATTATATTATTGAGGCTGACCTGCAACTGTATTTTGGTAGCTTAGCTGAGCTTGCTAATATTAATTATTTGCAATTTTTGTTCCCAACTGGCGGCGCTGCTGATCTAGCTAAAGATATTTCTACTAAGTCAAAGAGCGTGCGGAAAAAAGAAGAAAAGCGATCTACCGGTCGGGGCAACACTCAACAGGACGCCCTTCATAGATTGACGGAAAAAGTAACGAAGTATGCTGAGGTGCTTTCCGAAGGCAACAAAAAAATAAGAACATTAAGTGACGGGTTCAAGGAGGACATCGCAGCCAAGAAAAGAGAGTTTAGGCAACTTAAAGTTGTAGTAGGTTGGTCCCTCCCACAGGGAAGCCAGAAACAGCTAATGCAGACCTTCGACAATAAAAAGCAATACGAGGCTTTCCGCCGAGGCATTAAGGCAACTTCTAGGGCGATCTTCTTAAATCTTTATGATTATAATGTGGAGTTTCAGCAAGAAGGTCCAACGACTCTAAGTCTTAAATATCTTGGATCTAGTGATAACTACTTGGCTACTGGCGGATCTGATATTTTTGGCTCAAACAACTACAAAGATTTAAACAACTCTTTGATATATAAAGAAACAGAGGTTTCTACCGCCGGCTTTATAAACTATGAGGGAAAAATTATTGATTCCAATAGTAGCTCTAATGCTGCGGAGGTATCAAGGGCGCTAGCTAATGGTTTTAAGATTGACCCTTTAAAAGCTAAAGACCCATACCTTAATACTGTAGGGAGAGGTACAAGTACCCAGGGAGAGCCAACTTTGCGAGTCACCTTAGCTGGACTTAAGACCGCACAGGAATTAGCCCTGACTCAACTTAAGGTGGCTAACTTACAAAAGAAGGATCCTGAAGACCGCAAGGTTGCAGCTATCCGCCGCCGAGGTGAATATATCGTACTCTTATATGAAAGGGCTCGTAATTTACGTCTTCGTGATCTTTATTCGCAGTTCCTACGAAGGATGATTGACGACAGTGGGGTTTATAAGGCTAGAATTGAGGTGGGTGATACATTGCCCGCAAAGGCAAAAATAGTACTAGATCCCGCCGTAGCCACAGAGCGTGAGAGAGCGACCCAGATCCAAAGACTGGAAGAAGATCGCCAAATGTCGGTGCCTCGGGATGGGAGCACGGATGGAGTGAGTCTCTATAAACCCGACGGTGACTTGGAGCCTGAGTCAGGTTCTTCTACCCTAGTATATTATATGCGACTTGGGGACATCCTCCGATCAGCCATGGCTAATGCTGATTTGAGGGAAGATATAAGTCTAATCTTGGGGAATATTCAAAATAAAAGCGGCACAGAATATTCACTTTATGATTTGCCTATAACTCTTGATACTTTTGGGCAATATTTTTATAATAGAGTAGTCGCCAATAAACTTAAAGTATATCCATTTAGGAACTTCTTGGATGACATATTAGGACTTGTGGCTCGCATGATTAACCAGAACCCCGACACGGCTGAAAGAATCTCTTTTGATTACACAGTTGTCTCTTCAGAGACATCAGGTAGAAACATGGGTTTTAAGCTTGGCGAGGACAATCTTGGTAAAATCGGGCTTGGGGAGATCAACCCGCTTAAAAGCAGCGGCGTAAAGTTTCATCATTTTTACAGTGTTTTTAGTCGCCGCACGTCACATAAAAACCGCACTGGCAAACGCCGTCAAGATGAATCTGAAGGTATTTTTCACTATGTAATAGGGACTGACCGAGGGTTAGCAAAGAATTTTAACTTCTCTCGACAAGATACTCAATACTTTCAAGAAATGTTGATTGAGTCGAATAATGCCGAAGATCAGATACAAGCCTTGTTTTTGCCGCAGAATGTGAATATCCAGATGTTTGGTAATGGAGTTCATAAAAATGGAGATCTTCTGTTTGTAGATAGCCGCCCATCGCTAGGAACTTTTGCAGGTCCAGTACTAGGTATCGGTGGTTATTACAGGGTCATAAGGTCTAGTCACACGATTAGCAACCGAGGCTATGAAACAACTGTAGATTGTGTTTTTGAACTAAGAGTGGTAAATTGAGTAAGGAGCTTATGATATGGCGAGGCAAATAAGACTAGACCCACGTACAAATCCTGAATTGTATTCCTATGGCTCTAACAAGTTGGGTTCAAGGTCAATCTTTATTGAGCGCCAAAAATATAATAATTATATTTTCCCTGAGTTCATAGCAAATAATTTTATACAGACTTGGACAACAGACCGTTTTTATGGTTTAATAAACACCAGCGGGAATGCTGTATATCCTGAAATTCGCCGACTCAAAACACTTCAATTTGTAAAAGAAGGCTCTCAGAATCAATATGCTCTTGACTTTGTGGCTGATGCCTGGTATGACTTTGCCAAGAAAATAAGAGATCTTGCAGACACAAACGTTATATTTCGTGATAGCCCCTGGGCAAAACCTTTCGTTGTGAAAGCTTGGGCTCCCATAAATGATGACTACGACACGTATATGCGTGAAGAGGTTTATCCTGTATTTTTTAATGGCTTTATGGGATTTGGGGACCACAATAAAAAAGTTAGAAACATAAAGTCATTTATTGACCAAGTTGATACCTTTATAGAGCAAACCTTGATTAAGGCTGGTCCTGTAACTCTGTCTGGGCTCATAGAGGGCTCGTATGCACCATTATATACTTCAGGACTTGTAATCGAGATATCTAACGACAACTATGATGACGACTTTAATAAAGCTTATAAATTCGGTGACCGTAATTTTTCTTTTGTAGCAAATATTGCTGCTCAATATGGCTTCTCTGTCGATAAAAATATTCCCTGGAGATTAGTCGCAGATTTAAGAAACCCAGCTATGTTAGAATATATGTTGGGTGTCCCAATTGAGGGCATAATCACCGGCGAAAATGTTGAGTACGAATGTGACCCTCTGGTCGGAGATGTAGAGCTTCCGCCTAGGGCTTATGGATTCTCTCAGATTCCTGGTTTCGAAGATGTTCTACGACATGTTGCATTTTTCCAATACAAGGACGCAGATGGAGTCGATCAAATTGAGGAAGGTTACAGGAGATATAAACTTCGAAGCGGCAATCAGTGGGAGCCTATCTTTAACAAGAGAATCCAGTCAGAGGCTTTTGCGGCTATGTTCCAGACAGATTATATCGAGACTTGGCGCATAGACATGGACATGCTGGAGAAATATCTTTTGTATTTCTACAATTTCTACGTTGCTGCTCGACCAAACGTACTAGTGCAGACGTTACAAGATTTTAATGCTAACTGTCCTCCTAAAACTGCTTCTATTGCTCGTGAACCAATTAGCGAAGAACAATTCCGGAGCTTATATGGCGAGCGTTGGAAACTTAAAACATTTTATCTTGCACGCACAATGGAGAGGAGAGCCGATACTCCTGCGAGGCGGAGAGTACATGAAATACAACAAGCAATGAATGTGTATAATTTGAGCATTAGAGCCAATCAGCCCCAGGCATATCTAAGATCCCTAAGGGCGATTCAGGAAGATTTTATTGGACCGGCTGATGTTGAGCCATTAACATTAAACTTTGTTGGCGATATAATAGACTCCTAGTGAGGCAACTTTGTTATTTCAGACTCTTGACGATAAAACCGAATGCGTCGGCATTTATGCCGATAATCAGCTAATCTTCGACCCAGAGGGGTTCCCTCCTGAACTCACTCAAACCTGGAAGTACGCTCCGTACCTACGGGACTTGGATATAGAATACATTTCGTTATATCTTGAGGGCGGCAAGATTGCCGACGCAATCCCAGAGTACCTAAAGGATGACTGGGAGGACGTATCCAATAAAGTTCTCGCATTCAAACGCTCTCTAGCGATCTCGCAGGTCGATACCTCTGAAAACTGCTTTTTCGACCTAGTTCCCGAAAGGTTCTTGGTTGAGTTTTGCGAGGTAAAAAATAAAATAACTGAATACGTCTCAAAGAACATAGAAAAGCCCGTAAGGTATGACTTCTATAAGCACGTCTCAATGATGCTAGAAGATATCAGCCACAAAAGAGTCACAGTTGATAAGCAGAGAGTATCAGCATATCTACAGGATCCAAAACTAAAGCATCATGCCAAAAACATTATAGAGGCAGCCCCCTGCGTCAAGTACAATCAGTTTGGCACCAAGACTGGTCGCCTTACAACTAAAAAGGGTTGCGTGCCTATCCTCACAATGAACAAGGAATTCCGTTCAGCCGTCAAACCACAGAATGACTACTTCATCGAACTAGATTTTAACGGTGCTGAAGTTCGCACCCTGCTGGGTCTTCTCGGCAAGGAACAACCAGAGGGAGATGTCCATGACTTCCACCTTAAGGAAATCTTCACAGACATCCACACGAGGGACAAGGCAAAAATAGCGTTTTTTGCCTGGCTATACGGCTCTCGTTCAGCAGTCATCAGGCAAGACGTACTAAAACTAGCAGAGTTCTACGAGAAGGACCGACTCCTAAAAGAATACTGGGACGGCAATACAGTTAGAACACCGTTTAGGAAGGAAATACCCGATACGAGCGAACATCACGCTCTCAACTATTTGGTGCAATCTACCGCCGCAGAACTAACCCTAAAGCAGGCTCTAAAGCTTGAATACCTCCTACGAAAGCAGTCTGCCGGCTCTCATATCGCCTTTTTAATCCACGATGCTATCGTAATTGATATGAAAAAAGAGGATGAGCACCTACTTAAATCATTGGTTACACTTATGAGTTCCACGAATTTCGGGAATTTCATGGTAAATATAAAAAGAGGTAAAACTCTGGGTTCTATGAAGGATATACAACTTGGATAAAGTTATTGGATTAGGGAAGCTTGGCTGTGCAATCGCAGAAGAGCTAACGGCCTACCCTGAATACAGAATTTACAAGATTGATGGCGATATTGATGAGCGTGGGAGCCTTTCCATCGGCGAGCACGGTGACATGGCTTCATTCGAGGCGAATATTGATATTGATGAGGTCAGCGTTTATCTGCGGTCAATCAAGAAAAAAGATCAAGTTCTTCTTATTATAGAGGGCGGCGATCCTATCTCTGGGGCAACCTTAAAAATCCTAGAAACTATAAAAGACGTTAAATTAAATGTTCTTTATGTTTGCCCTGATAGGCAGATGATATCAGAGATCCAGAAGCGTGACGACAAGATAGCCTTCAATATCTTGCAGGAATACGCTCGTTCGGGACTCTTTGAGAACATCATTCTGGTGGACAAATTGAAGGTGGAAGAGTTGGCGGGTCACGTTCCAGTAAATGAGTACGAGAAAACCATCTCTTATTTTGTGGCTTATGTAGTAGCGATGATAAACTTCTTCAATCATACGAAGCCCGTCCTAGCTAATCCAATCAGCCCCCCTGAAATTGCTAGAGTCATAACTTACGGGGTCTCTTCGCTGGAAGAAGATAAAAAAGATATCAACCTCCTTTTCAACATAGAGGATGTTAAAGATATCCACTTCTTTTATGGGGTACCAAAAGAAGAGCTAGCTGAAGACACAACACTTGTTAAACGCATAAAAGAGCACGTCAAAGGCTACAAAACAGAAGATGTATCCACAAGCTTTTCAGTGTATGAGACAACTCTTGAGACGATGATGGTTCTCTGTGTAGCCTATTCCTCTAATATTCAGGCTCTAGCGGGCAAGTAAAAACCCGATATTAGAAACTATATAATAGAGCTTAAGATATAGGGGAAACACTCTCAAATGACGAACAGACGTGGAGTTTTGCTAGCATCGTTTCTGATGACTGACGACGAGCAAAAAATACAAGAAGAGGTTGAGTTCATAGTCAATAACATTGAGATTACTAACAATCTCATTTTTTTGCTAGAGGACAAGGATAATCCCGAAAAGAAGATTATTACTTATAACGCCGTGGTAGAAAAGGGTAAGCCCTTCAACCCTCGTCTTTTCACCATGCGTATGCATCGTAAGAAGCAGACCAATACTCTATACACTATCAACGCTCTCAATGCCGCTGTCGCTTCCCAGCATGACGGGAAGACAGGCAGAGATCTCAAGCTTGACTGGACACAGTACGAGAATTCTATCCTCCTCACATCGGGAAAAGAACTCAAAGCACACCCAGTTGAGGTCAGCAAAATCTTCAAAATTGAAGAAGAGCCAGCCGAAGAATAAAGTTGAGCGATAAGCTCCTATAATTCTTGCGGAAACAAAAAAACATCAATAAAAAGCTTTACAGGGTATAAGCCTGTGGTACTATAGTATCAAGGTCAACTAACCAGTAAAGGAGAATATCATGGGTATTGACTTAAGTAAGATGCGGGCAAAACACGCTGCCCTAACCAATCGAGGTGGAGACACCAATGACTACTTCTGGAAGCCAGAAGAGGGAACACACCAGCTTCGTCTTGTCTGTCCCGAGAGCGGTGATCCGTTCTTTGAAGCATACTACCATTATTCAATGGGTGCCGAAGGTCGCACGACCGTTCTAAGCCCACGGACTTTTGGTGACGATGATCCAATTGCCGAGTACGGCACTTCGCTTTGGAACGAAGGCACTGACGCTTCCAAGGAGGCTGCCAAGCGTTTCTGGCCTAAGATGCGAGTATTTGCTCCCGTCCTCGTCCGTGGCGAAGAGGACAAGGGTGTTCGCTGGTGGGGCTTTTCCCGCACCACCTACCAAGCACTACTTGATGTAGTACTGGATCCAGAATACGGTGATATCACCGATACCGAGAAGGGTACTGACCTTCGCATTGACTACGGTAAGAAGCAGGGACAATCATTCCCAACTACCGATATCCGTCCAATGCGACGCACTAGTGCCCTCGCCGACTCTGAAGAGCAAGTCAACACTCTTCTGCAAACCCTGCCTGTAGTAGATGACGTCTTCGAACGTACTACCTTCGAGCAGTGTGAAAAGGTTCTCATGCAAACTTTGGGTGAGACTGAAACAACCGACGGTGGTAACGAAACAACTCGTTACAACAACGACACCACCACTGCTCCAGCAGCCAACAGCGGCAACGCTCTTGAAGGTGTTTCAGACATTGAGTCAGCGTTCGACGATCTTTTAGCATAGTTGACCGCTACCCGCAGGGAGGCACGGGGTTACAGGTGCCTCTCCACCTTTGGAGATAAAATGGCTAGTACAAAACAAAAGAGTCTTGTAAATGACTTGCGTAGCGAGTTAAACAAGGCAGCAAAAGAAAACATTGCATATGATCTGCATGGGGAAAACCCAACAGACGTAAAGACTTGGATCTCAACAGGTTCAACTCTTCTGAACTATATTATCTCTAATCGTCGTGATGGCGGGATTCCTGTGGGCAAGCTTACGACTATTGCAGGTGAATCTGCTAGTGGTAAGAGTTTGATCGTCACCCAGATCCTGGCGAACACTCAAAAGATGGGAGGCTTGGCGGTCTATATCGACACTGAAAATGCAGCCTCCCCTGACTTCATGGAACAACTAGGGCTCGATACAAAGAATAACTTTATTTATGTACAGCCCGGAACCATTGAAGAGGTGTTCGAGAACATTGAGAGACTTATCGGTCTTATCAGGGAGAAAGCCCCCGATCGATTGGTTTGTATCGTTTGGGATAGTGTTGCTGGTACTCCGGTTCGAGCAGAGGTTGAGGGCGATTATGACCCCAACAGTCGAATCGGCTTAACTGCTAAGGCACTAGCCAAAGGTATGCGTAAAGTAACAGAGGCACTCGGCAAAGAACAAATCGCTGTAGTCTTCACGAACCAACTGAAGATCAATATCGGCGTGATGTTTGGGGATAACCGAGTCGAACCAGCTGGTAAGGCTTTGCCCTACCACGCTTCTAGTCGTATCTGGCTCACTCAACACAAGGGCAAAGCCAACGGTCAGATCCTCAACGAGAAGAAACAGGTGATTGGGTTCCACACCAGTGCTAAGACTATGAAGTCCCGCTTTGGTCCGTGCCCTCGCTCATGCCAGTTCGACGTACTGTTCGATCTTGCAAATGATCGAGTTGGAGTTGATGATGAAGGATCCTGGCTTAGTGCTATTGCTAATACACCCGGCTGCACTCGTAGTGGTGCTTGGTATACTATCAATGTTGACGGCGAAGATAAAAAGTTCCAAGCTAAAGAATTCATGTCCCTCTTGGAAGACAAAAAGTTCAAGAATAAAGTTCTTGACATTATCGAAGATGAGTATAGAATAGGGAAGAAGTAGGGAATGCAACGAGTATGGAATCCGACCCGACGAATGAGATCCGCAATAAGTTTCTTAGACTGGCGTTACGCCGCATCGACGGAGAAGAGTACAGCCAAGGCATTCAGCATCGCCACGCTGCTGTTATTGTAAAAGCAGGGCGAGTCCTTTCAGTAGGTAGAAATCGAGATAAGACCCACCCTGGTGCTGTGGGCATTGATGAAGACGGAGAAGTTTTCACTCGAACTATCCATGCTGAAATGGACGCAATTCTCAAGGTAAAGAACAAAGAGCATTTAAAAGGTGCGACCATTTACGTGGCTCGCAAAGGCAGAAACCAACAAGCAGGAATGTCTTGCCCCTGTAAGATGTGCCAAGGTCTCATCAGTAAATATGGTTTTAAGAAAGCAGTATTTACGACTGACTACGGAACAGGTATATTAGAGTTTGATGGAGAAGAGAAATGAAGCGGTTACTTATTATTGACGGAATGAACCTGTTTATCAGGAACTACGTTATGTCCCCACAGCTAGATGTGAACGGGAAACCAATTGGCGGTCTAACCGGTTTTATGCGGTCACTTCAGAAAGAGGTCCGCCGAGCAAAGCCCGACCGAGTAGTCATCTGCTGGGAAGGTCCAGGCGGCTCCCAGAAACGCAGGGAAAAGAACAAAAACTATAAAGTTGGTCGCAAAGCTCCAAGGCTAAACCGAGCTTATGAATTCAATTCCCCCGAGGAGGAGAAAGAGAACAAGTATGCTCAATTAGTGCGGCTTACTGAATATCTAGATCATCTCCCACTACTTCAGCTTTCACTAGAGAACGTTGAGGCAGATGATATTATTGCATGGCTGGTACATTGCGGTGAGTACGCTGACTGGCAAAAGCTGATCATCTCGAACGATCGAGACTTCATTCAGCTTTGTGACGACAAAACAGTGCTTGTCCGCCCTGGAAAGAACGAAGAAGTTCTTAACCAGAACAAAGTTCTCGAACAGTATAATATTCATCCCCGCAATTTTGCCTGGGCACGAGCTATCACTGGCGACAAATCAGACAACCTTGAGGGCGTCAAGGGTCTTGGGCTAGCAACTGTAGCCAAAAGATTTTCCTTCCTTTCAGAAAATAAAGACTATGGGCTCAAGGACATTATGACGCACGCAAAAAATAATAGTTCTAAAATCAAGGCTTATCAAAACGTTCTGGACAACGAAGAAATTATTGCTTCAAATTACGATATTATGCAGCTATATACCTCTACCATATCGTCACAAGGGACACAGAAGCTTAAATATGCGGTTAAGAACGACGGGGTTGATCTTAACCGCTCCCAAATTAGAAAAATGCTCCTAAAAGACGGTATTGGTACTCTAAACATAGATGAACTAATGCTTATGTTGAATTCTCATAAAAAATAATGAGGATTTCTTACATATTTTTATTTTCTGTGTATAATGTTTTACAACCAAGAGGTAGATAATGGCTGAGCATCAAGTTGATATAGAGACTTTCAGCAAGTTCGGGAAAACCTTCCAAGAAAAGCTCGTAAAAACTATCCTCTTTGACCGCAATTTTGCGAACCAAATGGAAGAGGTACTGGACACCAGTTATCTAGAGCTTAAATACCTTCAAGTGTTTGTGGACCTAATGTTCCAGCACAAGAAGGACTACCCTCATCCAACCTACGAAGCCATGGTTTCTGTGGTTCGTACCCAAACAGAAGACTACTCAAGTAGTATCATTAAACAGGTCATCGACTTCTTGGCTCGTATCAAGACCAACGCTATCAGCGATGACGACCAAGAATACGTCAAGGAGAAGTCACTAGACTTCTGCAAGAAGCAAAAGCTTAAGGAAGCCATCCTTAAGTCAGTGGGACTGCTCCAGAGCCAAAGCTTCGAACAGATTCAAAAAACCATTAATGACGCCATGAACCTTGGTGCTGATAACGACCACGGTCACGATTATCACGACGATGTTCTCGATCGTTTTGAACTAAAAATGCGAAACCCAGTATCAACTGCTTGGGATGAGATTGATCTGATTACCAAAGGCGGTCTGGGCAAGCGTGAGCTTGGGGTTGTTGTAGCTCCAACTGGAGCCGGCAAATCTATGGCTCTAGCCCATCTCGGTGCAATGGCGGTAATAAAAGGAAAGACTGTAGTCCATTATACCCTAGAGCTAGCAGACACTGTGGTGGGTCAACGTTATGACTCCTGCATCACTGCTATCGAATTAAAAGAACTAATGAATCACAAAGATTCTATTATGCAAGCGATTGAGCATATTCCAGGGAAACTTATTATTAAGGAGTACCCAACCAAGTCAGCTTCTACTAGAACTATCAGTATTCATCTTGAGAAGCTCCGCCAAAAAGGCATCGAGCCCGACATGATTATTGTTGACTATGCTGACCTGCTCAAGCCTACCGCTTCTGGATTCAAGACTCAAGAGCTACGTCACAGCTTGGGTAATACCTATGAGGAGCTTCGAGGCATTGGTCAGGTATGGGACATCCCAGTATGGACAGCTTCCCAAACAAACCGGAGCGGATTGAACGCCGAGGTTATCACGATGGAATCCATTAGTGAAGCATTTAGCAAGTGCTTTGTGGCTGACTTTATCTGTTCAATCTCCCGCACAATGGAAGACAAGACAGCGAACAAAGGTCGTATGTTTGTAGCCAAAAACCGCAACGGCATTGACGGCATTGTCTTCCCAATGGAGATCAACACAGCGAAGGTCCATCTTCGGGTCCTACCTCCAGACGAAGACTCATCTATTGATGCGGTGGTCGTAAAGACCAAGCAAGAGCAAGACGAACATTTGCGGCAGAAATATAAAAAGTTTAAAGCACAACGAGACAAGAAGGCTCAAACCGCTCAACAGAAACAAGCGGAACAGGTAAAAGAGACTCACGACAAGAGTACGGATATGAAGAACAGCCTGCGGGCATTAAAAGAAAAATTGGTTATTGAACAAGATGAACAAGGAACAAAAACAGCATGAGTAACACACAACTATCAACCCAAATCCTATCAGACATCACAGTGTATATGAAATACGCTCGTTATCTGCCTGAGCAGCAGCGACGAGAAACCTGGGATGAACTTGTATCTCGAAATATGGAGATGCACGTCAAGAAGTACCCAGAACTTAAGGGCGAGATTGTAGAGACATATAAGAATGTATTTGAGAAGAAGGTGCTACCTTCTATGCGATCCATGCAGTTTGCTGGAAAGCCAATTGAGATTTCACCTAACCGTGTTTTCAACTGTGCATATGCTCCAGTTGATGACTGGCGTGTTTTTGGTGAGATTATGTTTTTGTTGCTCGGGGGAACTGGCGTTGGCTATTCTGTCCAGCAACATCACGTTGATGAACTGCCAGAAATTCACAAACCTAACATTAACCGATCAAGGAGGTATTTGATAAATGACAGTATTGAAGGATGGGCTGATGCCGTCAAGCATCTTATCCGCAGCTATTTCTATGGTGGCTCAAAGCTACGATTTGATTTTAGCGATATTCGTGCTAAAGGTGCTCGCCTTGTAACTTCTGGCGGAAAGGCTCCTGGGCCTCAGCCTCTTAAGGAGTGCTTGGTAAAGGTCGAAGGCGTCTTGGCTGAAAAAGAGGACGGACAAAAGCTTTCAGCTATTGAGGTCCACGATATTGTATGCCATATTGCTGACGCCGTATTGGCTGGCGGTATCCGTCGTGCTGCACTAATTTCTTTGTTCTCGGCAAGTGATAACGAGATGATCTCTTGTAAATCAGGCAACTGGTGGGAGACCAACCCACAGCGAGGACGAGCCAACAACTCGGCTGTACTTTTGCGGCACAGAGTAACAAAAGAATTCTTCCTAGACTTATGGAAACGTGTTGAGGCATCCAACGCTGGAGAGCCCGGCATCTACTTGTCCAACGACAAGGACTGGGGGACCAACCCCTGCTGTGAGATCGGTCTACGACCATTCCAGTTCTGCAATCTTACAGAAGTCAATGTAAGCAACATCAAGGACCAGCAAGACCTTGAGGATCGTGTTCGTGCGGCTGCCTTCATCGGTACGCTCCAAGCGGGCTACACAGATTTTCACTATCTTCGCCCAGTCTGGCAGCGGACTACTGAAAAGGATGCCCTTATCGGCGTATCTATGACGGGTATTGCTTCAGGTCGTGTATTGGCTGATGATATCGATCTAACTGCGGCTGCTCATGTGGTCAAAGAAGAGAACGCTCGTGTTGCCCAGGTCATTGGTATCAACAAAGCTGCCCGTACTACCTGTGTAAAGCCAGCAGGAACCACAAGCTTAACCTTGGGAACCTCTAGCGGTATTCACGCTTGGCACAATGATTACTACATCCGTCGTATTCGTGTCGGCAAGAATGAACCAATCTACTGGCACCTCGCCATTCACCACCCAGAGCTTGTAGAAGACGAGTTCTTCCGACCTCACGACACAGCCGTCATCTCGGTTCCACAGATGGCTCCCGAAGGCTCTATCTTCCGCACCGAAAGTGCTTTCCAACTTTTACGGAGAGTAAAGAAAATCACTAGTGAGTGGGTCAAAGCTGGACACCGATCAGGTCAAAACGGACACAACGTCTCTGCAACTATCTCTCTTCGTGAGAATGAATGGGCAGATGCTGGCGAGTGGATGTGGGACAACCGTAATGCCTACAACGGACTTGCTGTGCTTCCTCACGATGGTGGCTCTTATCAGCAGGCTCCTTTTGAGGACTGCACCAGGGAACACTACGAAGCTATGCTCAAAAAGCTTGCCTCTGTAGATCTTTCCAAGGTCATCGAAGAAGACGACAACACTGACCTCAAGGGCGAACTGGCTTGTGCTGGCGGTGCTTGTGAAGTTTCTTAACGGAAACAAAAAATAAGATATAATATACTTACCAAAAGGAGTTATGATGAAACCTTTAAATAGAAGACTACTTATAGAGATAACCGAGGAGGAGCTAGAGCAGGGGGTATTCTTTGTACCCGTCGAAGAAAAAGTTGAAGAGTTCTTAACAGCCAAGGTCATCTCCTGTGCCCCTGATTGCACTAACGATCTCACTGGACAAACTGTTGTTGTTCATTCTTTCGGGAAAGAAGAGGTAACAGTGAGAGGGAAGACTTATACTTTTATTGGCGAAAACCACCTGATCTGTGTAGAATAGATAATGACCAAAGCCGAGAGTTATATTAAAGTTCCCTCCTCCTTGGTTGAGGAAATAATTGATAGGATCGATAAGTCCTATGATCTTTCCAGAACAGCAAAGTCTCGTTGGCACCACTCACAGATTCTAAAATTAAGACTAAAAGAAATGAAGAGGTTATTTTGATTAAAAGAGAGAACCACGCAATTGGGCGTATGGTAATGAACCGCCATAAGGGGATTACTAGACTAGGAGTTGTTCAGGCTATGAAGAAAGACTCTGATGGTTGGGCAAACTATAATATACACTTTTTTGAAGACCAAGCATATGAGGCTAGTCAAGCACACCGATCAAGTCTTCTTGATGAAGTATATCACAAGGAAGTATATAGATCAGATGAGGTTACGTTTATTGATCCCGAGTGGCTCAATGATGTCTTGGAATCTTACGGAGAGTATCAAAATGAGCGATGAAAATAATCAAGTAGAAGAGGTTACTGACGACCTAATACCTAAGCCACCTTCTAAACTGGCACCACGAGGGATCACGAGTTTTACAGTTTTCCGCCAACAAGATGAGACGGGAGTTTCAGGTGAAGGTGTCGTGATTGAGGGTGTTGTAATGGCAACTGGACAGTGTGTTGTTCATTGGCTCTATCCGCCACCCCGTGGAGGCATTGCTATCTTTGATAGTATGAGCGATTTTGTGAAAGTTCATATTGAACCTCATCCAGCCAATCAAACAATCATTACCTATCAGGACGGACACAAGGACGTTTACGGCGGCAAGCCGGAAGAAGAAAATAAAGAAGAATAACCGTCCGCCGCTGGTGTCTGGAAACTACTTATTAACAAAAGGAGATTTCCTATGACCAACCAGCCGCAAGACAAAATTATAGGGGTTTTAACAAGTGGTGATCCAAACGGATACTTTTCCAATGGGTTACACCAAAATGCACTTTTTCTTTACAAGTGCCTAAAAAAAGTTCCAATGGTCAAGCCAGTGTTGGTGTTCTATCCATTATCCAGTAAGAAAGAGTGGCCTGATGAAGTAGAGATCTTCGGCGAAACCGCCTACAACCTTCAGCTTTTTTACGACAAATATCATCTTGATGCATTGTTGCTTGTAAGTGTCGCCCTAAATAATAGTGTTGCCAACAAATTAAAAAAGAATAGAGTAAAGTTAGTAGCTGTCGTCTATGGAAATCGCTATGTCATGGATCAGGAAACCATGTGCTTCGGTGATCTTCTGCCCGCTGTTGAAGGTAAAAGAAATTTTGCAAATAGGTCTTTAATGAGAGAAGACGTTAAGATCGACGCTGTATGGATGTCTCCTCATTTTGCTTGGCAAAAGGACTATATCAAGCATAGGTACGATGCTCCCATAGCACATGTCTGTCCGTATATATGGGGACCAGATTTATTATTGCAGCAGTATAAAGAAGACAAACATTATGATGAGCATGGTCCTCTATTCCGCCCAGGCAACCCAAAGAATAAAAACCTTTTTGCAACAGAACCGAACATCAATGTACTGAAGACATCACTTTTCCCATTCCAGGCTGCAAATCTAGTTGTGGAACGAGAAAACCCTAATTTTGGCGAAATACTTCTTTTTGGTTCCCGACATCACAGGCTCCACAATAAGCCAATCCAAGAATATTTTCAGTCAATGAAATTACTAAAGGATAAGAAAGTATATTTTGAAGATCGTTGGAAATTTTCAACAATAACAAAGCACGCTCAAGTGATGTTCCATCATCATTTTGAAAATGGTTTGAACTACACGATGCTAGAGGCAGCAACCTTGAGACTCCCAGTCGTACACAATTCAGAGTTTATGCCTGAGCTTGGATATTATTATAAGCGAGCTAACTTAACTGATGCGGCAACACAAATCGAGGCAGCCTTGGTACACGAACATCGAGATGATCTAGACGAATATAACGAGTTGTGCGAGGGGGTGGTCAAGAAGTTTCATTACGGAAGTTATGATAACGTGCGTGGTCACCAGACTCTTATAGCTAATTTATTTAGTCCCGACATTGAGCCCGAACTCCCACAATACATTGTAGATTTGGAATATAAACTTGATCATAGCGACGGATATATTTCTCCTTTAGGATAACCATACTATATACCCTTAATGGAGAACCCTGTTACGGCAGGTGGCTGAGCGGGGAGATGGTGCCCCGCTCATTTTTTTTCTTGAACAATTTAGAATCTCTGCTATAATAGTATCGCACCAAAATAGAAAGGTCGTGTATGACCAACCGCATTGAAAGCAAGATCCCATTCGTGGGATTGCACGCTCACTCTGGACTCTCGCCGTTTGACGGACTGGGAATGCCTGGCGAACATATGGACTTCGCCTATGAGAATGGGATGAACGCCCACTCTCTCACAGACCACGGACACATGAACGGTCTCTCGTTTCAGGTCGAGCATTTGAAGAAAATGCGTGCAGACGGCAAGGAGTTCAAAGCCATCTACGGATGTGAATCCTACTTCATTAAGTCCCATCGTAAATGGCGTACAATGTACGAAGAGCACAAAGCCAATGCGAAGAAGCGGCAAAAGAAAGAAGAATATGGGATGACGGTCGAGGACGAGGACCGAGGCAAGAAAAGAAATCCCCTAAACGAACGCCGTCACCTAGTGATGGTTGCTCAAAACCAAACAGGTCTAAACAATCTGTTCCAGTTAATTTCAGATAGCTATCGCCCAGAAAACTTCTACCGATATCCACGTATGGATTTCGAGATGCTGGACAAGTACAACGAGGGGCTCATCATCAGCAGTGCCTGTATGTCTGGTCCATTGTTCGCAGACTTCTGGAAGAACAAAGACAAGGGCGAAGAGCATGTCTTGTCTGCCATGCGGAACACGATTGCACAGTTCAAGGAGATCTTCGGCGATCGCTTTTATGGCGAGGTCCAGTGGAACAGTATTCCCGAGCAGCACCTAGGAAACAACTACATCATCCAGGCTTGTATGGAAATGGGTGTCGAGGTTATCAGCACTGCCGACAGTCACTACCCACGACCAGAACTTTGGAAAGACCGTGAGATGTATAAACGCATCGGCTGGGCAGGCAAAGCTCCAGCCTGGGCAGAAGATCCAAACGCCCTGCCTGAGTCGGTTGATGATGTCGGCTACGAACTCTATCCCAAGAACGGCGATCAGATGTGGGAGAGTTACAAGAACTACTCCAAGCGATCCAAGGTCGAGTATGAAGATCACTTCATTCGGGATAGCATTGAGCGTACTCACCACATTGCATTTGATCGCTGTGAAGACTTCGTTCCTAACGATGAGGTTCGCTTGCCCGAGTTCGTGGTACCTGAAGGCAAGACTGCTATCCAGGCTCTCACGGCTGACGCATTGACGGGACTAAAAAATAAAGAACTAACGGAACCAGAGTATGTTGATCGTCTCAAGTACGAACTCAATATTATTAAAGACCGTGGCTTCGCTCAATACTTCCTGACGATGAAGGCGATTAGTGATAAGGCTCAGGAAGAAATGCTTGTGGGTCTTGGACGAGGTTCAGCCGCTGGCTCACTCCTGTCCTATGTTTTAGATATCACACAGATTGACCCGATCAAGTACAACCTTCAGTTCGAGAGGTTCTTGACTAAGGGCGGCACAGGCTATCCGGACATTGATTATGATCTAGAAAATCCAATGCTCCTCAAACAGATGCTTGCTGACGACTGGGGACAGACCACAGTTGTTCCAATCAGCAATTTCAACACGCTTCAGTTGCGGTCCCTGATTAAGGACATTGGGAAGTTCTATGAAGTTCCCTTTACCGAGGTCAATAAGGTGACCAGTGTGATGATGGCGGAAGCAACCCCTCTAGCCAAGAAGGCTCACGGTCAAACTGCTGGTGTCTATACACCGACCTTTGATGAAGTCAAAGAATACAGTGAAACACTCCAGGCTTTCTTCGACAAGTATCCACACATTGCTACTCACGTTGATAACCTGTTCGGCAATATGCGTAGCATCTCACGCCACGCTGGCGGCGTCTTGGTCGCTGAAAACCTCGACCGTCACATGCCGCTGATTAACTCTGGCGGCGTCATCCAGACACCTTGGAGCGAAGGTCAG